CGGAGAAAAGCCGAAGCCGGGTGATCGCGTCTATATCGAGAAATACGCTGGCAAGCAGATCAAAGGCCGCGACGGCAAGATGTACCGGATCATGGACTACGGCAGCATCGGCGCGACTTATGAGCCGGAAACAGAACGCGGTGCGCTTTGTACGCTTTCAGGCGGGAGCGGTGATGGCACTACAGCTCGCGTTACCATAAAAGACGGCGCAATTACCTCAATCCAATCAGGGGCTAAGTGATAATGACAGATAGCCCAGAAGAGCGAGCCCTCGCGTGGCAATGGCTTATCGAGAAGCGACTTACTCGTCTTCGAGAAAACATGCCATACCAAGTATTTGAAGAGTTTGCGGCAGCATTTGACTTGATTTTATCGCCCTTAGAAATGGTAAGTAAGGGCCAACCCCAAAAAGAATCCTTTGCCAACATTCCTCGAGAAATAATGGCCCAGCACATTGAAGCCATAAATTCTATAATAGGGGAAAAGTAATGGCGACAGGCACCGCAGTCGAGAGCAGCCTTCCTTCCGATGACGAATTGCCGGCGGATGACCTTCCGCTGGAAGAGGGCGGCGATGCTCCGGACGCTGCGGATGTCGCCATTGAAGCACGCGCCCGCGAAATGGGCTGGAAGCCGCTCGCGGAATACCGCGGCCCTCCCGGCCGATGGCAGCCGGCGAAGGACTTCATCGAGCGCGGCGAGAACATTCTGCCGATCGTTCGCGACCAGAACCGGCGCCTGACGGAACGGGTCGGCAAACTCGAAGGCGAGATTTCCGGACTTCGGGTCACAGCCAATGAGCAGCTCGAAATCATCAAAGACCTTCGCGACATCGGCAAACGGCAGAATCAGGCCGGCTACGACCGGGCAATGGCCGAACTCAAGGCCAAGCAGCGGCAGGCCGTCGAGGTCGGCGATACCAAGGCTTATGACCAGCTTGTGGAGCAGGCGGAAGCCCTGCAAGAAGCCCGGCCCGCCGCCGCGGTGGCTGAGCGAGCCCGCACCGAACCGGCACCGGCGCTCCCGACAGCGCCGCCGCCCCTCACGCCGACGGCGCAATCCTTTATCCGAGAAAATCCATGGTTTTCTACCAACAAGCTTCTAACTGACACCATGATATCGTTCCATCAGGAAGTGATGGACGAGCGCCAAGCGACCCAAGATATCCTGCGGGCCGATCCGGCGCTTGACCGAGAGCTATTGGAGGAGGCAAGGAACCGCGTGTTTGAGCGATATCCCGAACGCGACCCCGCGGCACCAGCCCGAGCGCCAGCTGCTCCCGCGCCGCGCACGCGCCGCGCCGCTGCGGTGGCGGCCCCAACGGCCGGCGAACGCGCTCCGCCACCCGGCGCCGTGCCGACGACCATCAATTCGATCACCGACCCGGCGGAGCGCGCGGCCTGCCGCGACGCTTTCAACCGGACGAAACGGCAACTCCCCGATTTCACGGAAGCGGAATACATGTCGCTTTACAGCGACCCGCATGCCGACGTCATAGCGCTACAGCGACAGAAACCGAGGAGCCAGCCAAATGGCCGATAAACCGGAATCCATTTACAATCCGGACGCTCCGGAACCCGAAAAGCGGAAGCCCGGACGGCCGCCAAACCCAAAGCCCGCAGCGGTTGCCGAGCCGGCGCATGAAGTCGCGGAGGCACTTACCGTCGACCACGACTTGGCACCGAACGCCGCGCCGCAGGAAGGCGAGACGCTCGAGCAAGCCGTCGCCAGAATTGGCGCACTCCGGGAGCGGAATCGGAAAGAATGGGGCGAATATTCACAGAAGCTTGCGTTACCGAAACGCGCGGGTTATCATACGCACTGGTTTAACGATGTTGCCGGCAGACTGGACGAGGCATTAGCGTCTGGCTGGGCACACCGAATAAACCCTCGGGACGGCAAGCCGTTCCACCGCGTCGTAGGTAGTGGACGCGAAGGTAAGCCCCTCGAAGCTTACGCGATGGATTTGCCGCTAGTTTTCTGGCAAGAGGAAATGGACGCTAGGCACAAACTGGCCTCTGACAGAGTCGACGGGATCAAGAAACGTCCCGCTGCCGCCCAGCCAGGTCAGGCCCAAGCTTCCGACGCAGGCAAGTTCTACAGTCCACATGATGCGAGGGGCATCGACCCCATTCACATCACCAAGGGCTAAATCTCAAGGCATCCAAGGTAATTCAGGCAGGATTGAAGGGCTGCGCTTAGCGCGCCCGACTGATCGTCTGCAACCTTTTGGAGCCTAATAAGTGGTCCTCTCGACCGATCATCTGACTGGCCTTACGCAGGCGCGCTTGAAAGAGCTACTGCGGTATGATCCGGAAACGGGCATATTTACTTGGCTTGTCTGGCGTCCGAACGGTGTCAAGGTTGGAGATGAGGCTGGGAATGTTCCCAAGTATACTGGCTACCTAATGATCAAGGTGGCCGGACGGTCCTACCATGCGAGCCGCCTAGCGTGGCTCTATATGACTGGCAGCTTTCCGCTTTTCCGTATCGATCATGAAGATACAGACAAGCTAAATAATCGCTGGCGCAATTTACGGCCAGCTTCGGCCTCCCAGAATGCGGCAAATGCCCGTTTGTCGCGGCGAAATACGAGTGGCTTTAAGGGTGTCCATTACACTCCAGCTCGCACGAGTTTCAAGAAATGGGCCGCCCATATACGAGTGGACGGGGTTCTCAAAACACTCGGATACTTCGCACAGCCAGAAGAAGCTCACGCTGCTTATACTAAAGCAGCGGAGGCGGCTTTTGGCGCATATGCAAGGAGCTGAAAATGTCCAACTCAAATGCAGCATTTGGCCTTAAGCCCCTAAATCTCAATGGAACGAGTTGGTCCGGCCAGGGCAAGCTCATCAACATTCCGGCCGCGCAAGGCGGCAACATTTTTCTCGGCGATCCGCTGATTCCCCTGGGTTACACCGATGCATTCGGTGTTCCATCCTTCGGCATCGCGACGGCTGGCGCGACCGACATCATCGGCGGCTCGTTTCTGGGACGCACCAACGGTCCCGCAGGTTCGGGCGTGACATTGCTGCAAAGCGATCTCATCTATCGGCCGGCATCGGTCAACGCTTATGGCTTTCTCTGCGACGATCCCGATGTGATGTACACGATCCAAGAGGATTCGGTCGGCGGCGCCATCGCCATCGCGAATGCTGGTTATTCGAACGGCCTTCTCGTCGCCGGCGCCGGTTCGACCTCCACTGGGCTTTCGGGTTGGATGCTGCAAAGCTCCACCGTCGCCTCGGGCAACGCCACCTATCAAGTGAAGGTGCTCGGCCTCACCCGCGGGCCTGACAACGCCATCGGCAACTACGCCAGATGGAACGTCATGCTCAACCTCTCCGCCCTGCAGCAAGGCACCGCTGGTCTGTAAGGCCGCTGGCAACCCTAGGAGCACGCAAACATGGCAACGATCGGCGGCGTAATCACTACAGGCGCACATCCGAAAGCTCTTTGGCCGGGAGTCAAGACTTGGTGGGGTCGGCAATACGCCGAGCACGCGCAAGAATATCCGGAATGGTTCGACATCGAGACGTCGGACAAAGCATACGAAGAGGATGTCGAGATTTCCGGCTTCGGCGTGCTGCGCGAGAAAGATCAGGGCGCGGCGCTCAACTATGACACCGAAGTCCAGGGCTCGATCACCCGCTACACCCACATCGCTTACGCGGGCGGCTATATCGTCACCTTCGAAGAACTGCGGGACAATCTCTACGAGGTCGTTTCGAAGCGCCGTGCGGCGATGCTTGCCTTCGCCGGCCGGCAGACGGAAGAAATCATCGGTGCCAACGTCTTTAACCAGGCGTTTAACCCGAGCTATCCGATCGGCGATGGCGCCGCGGCGATCTCCGCGAGCCACCCGTCTCTAGTCGGCAACCAGTCGAATCTGCTTACAACCTCAGCCGACCTTTCGGAAACCGCCATCGAAGACCTCGCAATTCAGGTCATGCAGGCCCAGGATTACCGCGGCAACAAGATCGCGCTCATCCCCCAAGCCCTCGGCATCGCGCCGCAGAACTGGTTCGACGCCAACAGAATCATCAACTCGGTGCTCCAAAACGACACCGCGAACAACGCCATCAACGTCATCAAGGCGACCGGCATGTTCCCCAAAGGGATCATGGTCAACCACTACCTGACTTCGGCGACGGCGTGGTTTATCCGCACGAATGCGCCTTACGGCGCGAGGTTTATGTGGCGCGATAAGCCTATGTTCGACACAGATAATGAGTTCGATACCAAGAACGCAAAAGCGGCACAATATATGCGATTTTCCTGTGGAATAACCGACTTCCGCCAATATTACGGAACGAGCGGGGTCTGATTTTCTACAGTCGAATCAATCACTTACGACAGAAGGGGCCAGTTTAGGCCCCTTTTTCTTTTTCTCTTGCCTTTGGACCAATAATCTCTCAAAGATTATAGCGTCATAGGAAAGAGAGGAAGTTCAGTCATGAAGTGTGTCAATCCGGACTGCGACAGAGAAGGTGATTTTGCGAAGGGTTACTGCCAGCGGGACTACAATCGGATGCGCCGAAGCGGCTCGCTGCAGCGGACAAACGTGGTCAATAGAGGCGTGTGCTTAGTCTGCGGCGAGCGGGCGTTTGCGAAGAATCTTTGCCCTAAGCATTACGGAGAAAATCGCCATCCGCTTCGCTGGCTCTGGGCGAACGTGCGATCACGGCATCCGGGGCAATCCCCCGAATCCTGGGATCGGTTTGAGGCGTTTCTAGCCGACGTTGGCGAGCGCCCGACGGACCGCCACAAACTAATTCGCATTGACGGCGGCCGACCCTATTCCAAAGAGAATGTTGTGTGGAAAGCGCCAGTAATGGCGGACGGCCGAAGCTTCAAGTCCAGTTCGCCCGAATATCAACGGCGATGGCAGCTACAGCGATTTTTCGGCATGACCCTTGAGGAATATCAGGAAAGGTTCAAGGCGCAGGAAGGCCGATGCTATATCTGCCGCGAAGTCGAGACGGCGCGCGACCGGAAGGGGAGACTAAAGCCGCTGGCGGTCGATCACTGCCACGCGTCGGATAAAGTCCGCGATTTACTTTGCAATCGCTGCAATCATCTTCTCGGGTTGGTGCAGGACGACGCCTCAATTCTCCGCGATTCCATCGCCTACCTCGAACGCCACGCCGTTGACACTCCGCCCACACGGGCCTAAAAACGACATCAGGCAGCCGCGCTAGGCAATGCGCGCTAGGCAATCAGTCCTTGGCTTTC